GGTAGCTGATGGCTTATCAAGAAATGGGTGCATACGAGGGCGATGACCCTGGCCCGTATTGGCACGACCAAATAGAGGCCGCGCAAAAGGTCTTTGAAAAGTGGGAAAAGCGCGGTCATAAGATCATCAAACGCTATCGGGATGAGCGTGATGCGGTAGAAATGCCCCGTGTTCGCTATAACATTCTGTGGTCAAACATCCAAGTGCTGTTCCCTGCGCTGTATGGCAGGCAAGCCAAACCCGAAGTTTCCCGCCGTTACATGGATCAAGACCCCGTTGGTCGGCTGGCATCCACGATGCTGGAACGGGTCATGGAATATGAAACCACCCAATTTGGCGACTTTGACCAAGCGATGCGCGGCGCGGTGGAAGACCGATTGCTGCCTGGTCGCGGTACGGCGTGGATTCGTTATGAGCCGGTGATTGTCAATGAACAGCCCGAAGTAAGCGAAGGCGCTGTAGAAGTAGAAGAGCCAGGCGAAGCGCAGATTTACAACACGCAAGAAGAGCCAACCGAACGCATTGACGCGGCGCACAGCCCCATTGATTACGTCTACTGGACAGACTTCTTGCATAGTCCAGCCCGCACATGGGACGAAGTGTGGTGGGTTTCCCGTGCCGTCTACATGACCAAAGACGAAGGCATAGAGCGTTTTGGCGATGTGTTTAAGAACGTGGGTCTAGATAGCAGCAACACGGACATGGATGCTAAAAATCCAATGACCGCTAAGAACACCTATGACAAAAAAGCCAAGGTGTTTGAGATTTGGAACAAGCGCACCGGCAAGGTCTGCTGGATTGCTAAAGGTTATCCACAGGCGCTAGATGAGCGCGATGACCCATTGGAACTGGAAGAATTCTTCCCTTGTCCGCGCCCGCTGATGGCGACCACCACCACAGGGACAATGATCCCCGTGCCGGACTATGCTGAGTACGAAGACCAAGCGCAGGAACTGGACAACCTGACCCAGCGCATCTACTTGCTGACCAAAGCCTGTAAAGCGGTCGGTGTTTTCAATGCCGAATTTAAGGAATTGGGCCGCTTGTTTACCGAAGGCGTGGATAACAAGCTGTTCCCCGTGACCGCATGGGCGGCAATGAGCGAAAAAGGCGGCTTGAAGGGCGCTATTGACATGATGGACACTTCAACCATCATTGTCACCTTGCGGGAACTGTATTCCGCACGGGAACAGGTCAAGCAGGCCATCTACGAAATCATGGGCATTTCGGACATTCTGCGCGGCGCATCCAAAGCCCAAGAAACCCTTGGCGCACAGCAGCTAAAGGCAAACTTTGGCAGCTTGCGGATGCGTAGCAGCCAAGGCGATGTGGCGCGGTTTGCATCCGACATTTTCAAACTAAAAGCGCAAGTCATCTGCAAGTTTTACCCGCCTGAGTTGATTGTGCAGATGTCCGGTGTGATGGACACACCCGATGGGCAAAACCCGCAATTGCTGCAAGCCGCCGTGCAGATGTTGTCCAACAGCACCATCCGCGACTTTCACATTGCGGTTGAGGCCGACAGCTTGGCGCAGATTGACGAACAAGCAGAGAAACAAGGCGCACAAGAGGCCATCCAAGCCATTGGCTTGTTCTTGCGTGAGGCAATCCCTATGATCAGCCAAGCGCCCGAAACCCTGCCAATGGCATCCGAGATGCTGTTGTTTTTGGTGCGCCGGTTCCGCGCTGGTCGCGGGCTGGAAAGCGCGGTCGAACGCGCCATGAAAGCCTTGGAAGAAAAAGCGGCAATGGCACAACAAAAGCAGCCTGGCCCGTCTCCTGAGATGATGCAATTGCAAGCTGACCAGCAGGCAGAGCAAATGCGGATGCAAGCGCAAGCGCAGACTGAGCAAATGAAACTGCAGGCGCAGGCGCAAATTGAACAAGGCAAGGCACAGCTTGAAATGCAGATTCAGCAAGCCAAGATGCAGGCCGAGATGCAATTGGCGCAGATGCGGGCTGATTTTGAGACTGCCAAGCAAAATAACGAATTGCAGATAAAGGCCCGTGAAATGGCCGGTAAGGAAGAATATGAGCGATGGAAAGCCGAACTGGATGCAGCGACCAAAATCATGGTGGCACGCATTGGTAGCAACCCTGGTGTCGACCTACCGGTCGTTGAAGCAGCGGCTGCACAAATAACCAATGAACTAGGCGCACCAATCATGCAAGCAATGGACAAAATGGCTTTGATGCATGACCAAATGGCAAATATGCACGGCGAAACCATGCAGAACATTGGCGCTGCCATGCAGAAGCTGAATGCACCCAAGCGCGTCATTCGCGGCCCTGATGGGCTGGTGGTCGGCGTGGAGGCCGTCCAATGAGCCTTGTCCTCGCGGATCGGGTCAGACAGACATCCACGACAACGGGATCGGGCACATTCACGCTGGATGGCTCGGTTACCGGCTTTCAGTCATTCAGCGCGGTAGGCGATGGGAATACCACCTATTACACCATCACGCTGGATGCCCAATGGGAAGTAGGCATCGGGACGTATTCAGCAGGCACATTGACCCGCGACACGGTGATTTCGTCTAGCACCGGCAGCAAGATTGCATTTGCAGCAGGCACAAAAGATGTGTTTGTGTCTTATCCCGCAGAAAAATCAGTAAATCAAGACGCAAATAACCGTGTTTTGATACCCTATACATCAGGCGTGACCAATGTCGGTTCTTTGAATGTAGGAGATGCAACATCACACACCGATTCCGGCGTGATTGCAGGATTTACCGCAAGTGAGCCGCTTTATTTGTACACCAGCTTACAAAACACAAGTAGCGCCAACACATCTTATGCAAGCTATGCGGTCAATGATGGCGGTCACACGGCATATGCTGAATTGGGAATAAATAACGCAAACTATAGCTATTCAGCGGCGGGTTACCCCAACAATGGCTTTTCAACCCCGCTGGCAAGTTTTGTGGAATCGTATGGCGGCCCTTTAGTTATAGGGTCATGGGATAGCCAAAAAATCAGTTTTATTGTCAATGGTGCGGTCAATACAGCAGACGCAATGACAATTGAAACCACGGGTGCGGTAACAATTCCCAATGCAGCTATTACTGGTGGCTCTATCACAGCGCTTGATTCTAATTTTACGTTGCAAGACAACGTAGACCCAACAAAGCAAGCGCAGTTTCAGTTGTCTGCAATTACGACTGCAACGACAGGCACATACACATTACCCGCTGCTACTACAACATTGGCTGGATTGGGGACAGTACAGACATTTACTGCAAATCAAACATTTTCTGGGACTACTTATACATTTACTGGCAATGTATCAATGACCAGTTCGTCATTTACCCGTACAGCCACAACTCAAAACTGGCTTGATGGTTCAATGAGTACTGCCACATGGATAGTTGGCGGGACTGCACAAACTGGTGCTATTACGTTGGGACGGTCTACTGGAGCGCAGACGCTAAACATTGCAACTGGCGCAACCGCAACCGCTACGACAAAGACAATCAACATTGGCACGGCTGGCCTATCTGGTTCAACAACTGCCATGAACATTGGCTCGGCAGTATCCGGTGCAACGACAACTGTTGGCGCTTACGGCGCTTGGACGTTTAATGGCGTTATATTTCCTCAACAAGCAACCACGGCAGCAGCACCAGCTTATGTTAAAGGTGGAATGTACTTTGACACCACACTTAACAAACTACGCATTGGTGGTGCTACAGCTTGGGAAACCGTGACATCGGTTTAAAAAAATAAAATGTTTGGCTTTTCAGCCTTTGCCGCACTTCCATTTACTACGGTTTATGAAAGTACGCCTGTTCCAACGGCAATCCCATTAGGTGGGCATTTTGGGTTTGATGAAAAAAAGCGCAACGAACAATGGGACGCTGACCGGCGGGCTGAAGGACAGCGCAAGCTAAAGTTACGCGAAGCCCTGTTTGGTCTACCGCCAGCGGAGCGCGAAGAAATAACTAGCGCACCAATCCAAGCCATAGAGATTGCCGCCCGTGACCCGATTGACTATGCCGCCATGATGGAAAAAGTAAGGCAGCTTGAATTTCGGATAAGATTGCGGCGTGATGACGAAGAAATCGCACAACTATTGGAAATGCTATGAAAGAAACATGGGTTTTTCCGTCTGACGGCTCTGAGCCGTATGAGAAGAGCAAAGGGTCGCCTGCCGACCGCATGATGATATTTGGCGACATAGAGCCTTTTCGGTCGCCTGACGGTCAGATGATCATGGGCCGCGCTCAATGGCGTGAACACTTAAAGGCAACCGATACCATTGAGATGGGCCATTCGGATGTCAAATACGCCCAAGCTGAATGGCAAAAGAAGAAAGAAGCACACACCGCCCGCTTGCGTGGACAAGTGGCGAAGGTGCAGGAATTTGACCGCCCAGGCGCACCCATTGCGCCAACTCAGCGCAGCAACTTGAACGTGGAGATGGCGAATCGGCTACACAATCGACCGCCGCCCGAGCGCAAGGAAATGATCAAAATGACCCTCGATCAAATGAAAAGGATGAAATGATGGAAAACGAAGTTGTCGCACCCGACACGACCGAATTAGTTTCAACGCCCGAAGCGCCTGCGCCCGCGCCAGCCGAGCCGCAAAGCCGTGCCGATACGATCCGCGAGGCATTGGCAAAAACATCATCTGATCCGGCAAACCAAAGCAAACCAAGCCAACCCCGCGAAAAGGGCAAATTTGCGCCTAAATTCCCAACCAGCGACAGCCAAGCGCCCAACACGCCCGAAAAACCTCGGGTAGATATGCCTAAATCCCTGCGGCTGGAATTGAAAGATCATTGGGAAAAAGCCCCGCCCGAACTGCAACAAGCCTTTGCCCAGCGGGATGCTGATTACGAAAAGGGAATCAGCCAGTACAAAACACGGGATGCCGAGGCACGGGCGATCACCGAGCAATTTGCCCCTTATGAGTGGATTCTGCGGAACGAAAACACCACGCCAGCGCAGGCAATTGCTCCCCTTTTGCAGACTGCGGCCTTGCTGCGGACGGGCACACCGGCACAAAAGAGCCAGGCCGTGGCCCACATGATTCAGCAGTTTCAGATTCCAATTGATCAAGTTTCTGCACATTTGGGCGGGATTGCACCGGTTCAGCAAGATTCGCATTACAATGATCTCGCGCAACAAGTACAGCAACTGACGCAACACATTACGCAGCAGCAGTACCAAGCGCAGAAATCGAATGAAAACAGGGCACTCTCTGTTATCCAGCAG